ATTTGACCAGGGGGTTATTCATGGCCGCGTCGAAGTCTGACGCCAGCCTGTCCACATTCGTTGGTTCCGGGCTGGATACATCGCCCAAGCTGTCGGCATGGGGGAAGATAGGCCCGGCGATGACTTGAATTGCGACGCCTTCCGACACCGTGATGGTGGTCGTGCCGTCGAGCTTGACCCCACGCCGCGCGTTGACGGCTTGGATTTTCTCCAGCTTGTCATTCCGCGCCGCGCGTGCGGCGTCTTTGTCGCTGAGTTGCCGCGATGCCACCTGCATAAGCCGGTCGTAATATTTCGGTTCAAGTAGCCACGTCATGCGGGCCGCTTCGATGTATGCCTTGAGCATTAAAAAAAATCCCATAAAAAAAGCCGCTGCAAATACCGCAATCGCGGATTTACAGCGGCTTATGTCTTAAGACTTACGCCTTAGATACCAATAACCTCAGTTAGCAGTTGACAAGGAAGCATGGAGACGTCAACTGTTTGTAATGGTATTAGGTTTTTTTTAATGTGTCAATTTTTGATTAATACCTGTTCATCATTAATTAACACGAATGGGTGCCACCCTCTTGTCGCGCCTTGCCAGTCACTTGTTGCAATGAAGGGTTGGCGGGTGGCGTAATTCTGTTTTACTTTCCCCGCAAATGCCGTGATAGCTCCACCGCCAGCCCGGTGCTAATGCGAAAATGAATCCGCAAAGCGTCAGGCGTATAGCCGTTGATTTGTCCCTTGGCCCTGGCCTGCTTAGCACGCTCACATAGCCCTCTCGTGCTAAGCTCTGGGATGGGACTATCCAGGCTTTGGGCATTTACGGCCTTCATCAATTCACGGTATTTTGCCTGCTTGGCGCGAATGGTGTTCATGCGCTTGTCGTATTTTTCTTGGTTGGATACGCCGACGAATGAAAAATAGGTTTTTTTGCTTGCCAGATAAGCTTCGCGCCCGTCGTGCAGGGTGTATGGCACAATGTCAACGCTATTAGCTTTGGCCCAGGCGGCGAACTCTTCAGCCCGGTCTGCATTGGCGATAATCATGTCGTGCTGTTTGCGCAACCGGCAAACGTGGTCAATGTCTGCCAGTTGCTCTTCGGTGAATAATACCCTGGAGCCACGTTTGACCCCGGTGAATCTTAACGACTTTGCGGCGTCTCTGCGCTCTTGTGCGGTAAATTCTTGCGATGCCATGCTGTTTCCTTTTATTGGCTAAGACTGTGGTTTGGGTTCCTGCTTGTCGTGACTCACCCGCAGGCGGTCGAACTCGTCCATTGGGATGCCGGAGACTGTCGAGCGCAACCATGCGGGGGCATTTGGACGGGTAAAAAAAACCTTGACTTTAATATAGCCAATGGCTATACTTAAATCATCGAAACACACTTTACCGGAGACCTCAAATGTTAAACATCGCACTCAGCAACAGCCGCAAATATACCAGCCTGAAAACTGCACAAAGCGCACGCGACAACCAAATCAACAACACCCCAATCCTGATGGCAGAAGACGGTTATTACTTAGTACCCGCCACCAATCGCGAAGCCGGTTTGTTAATCAAAGCAGGTTATGAAGTATGCTAGAAAACACCCGCGCCCAGCTTGGCGTAACACAAGCTCAAATGGCGGCCCTGATGGGTATGACTCAATCATCGTATAACCGCCTTGAAAAAGGCCACCGTCTTCCAACTAAACAGCATATATGCCAAGCCAAGGCGCTTTTGCTGTTACATAAGCATAACCTGATTTCGCAGCTTATCTAAAACAACCGCCCCTGCACCGGCTTGGTTTTCACGCTCGGCGGTGTGGTGACTGTTTCCAGCCCGTCCGGCCAGTTGTTGGTCTCTTCGTCGATGTGGGCGAAGCTGCCAGCGCTGGCGATGCGCCCCTTTGCAATGTCCATGTATTCCTGTTCGCGTTCAATGCCGATAAAACCAAAGCCTTCCAATACCGCGCCCTTGCCGGTGCTACCGCTGCCCATGAATGGGTCTAGCACAATGCCACCGGGCGGCGTGACAAGACGGCAAAGGTAACGCATGAGGGGCGTTGGTGTGACCGGGTGGTGTATGTTTTTACGCGGCAAAGACTGGCGACCACCATCCCGCAAAGCGCCAACCCCGCCAACCCCGCCAACCCCGCCAACTCCCTCATCCCTGTCCGCCTTGCTGGCCTTGGCACAGTAGAAAAATCGGGCGGCGCTGCCTTCGCTTTGCGGGTAAAAATTTACATTGCTACTTTTCCACCCGCCGCTATATCGCTGCCCGCGATAACCGTCATTTTCTTTTGGTGTATTTGCGCCGCTAGTCGAATAAGGAAACAACCCCACCACCTCGTCGCTGCCGTCATGAATGAGGTTGGCAGGCCAGCGGCCAAGACCGGGAACAGGCTTTGCAAATGTTCCGTTTAATCCGTTTCCAAATACCCTTGCGCCTGCGCCTGCGCATCCTCCTTCATTCCCAACCCTACACCCATCCACATTCACGCCCCCCGTCCCCCATTCCAGCACGTTCTCTGCTACCGTGCCTGGAAACGGCTTGCGGGCAACGGTGATGGGTTCCAGCGCTGGCTTTAGCGCTGTCCCCCAGCCTTGCCAAGCCGTTGCGGGAGCCGTTGCGGGAGCCGTTGCGGGAGGTCGTGTGATTGTTCCGTATGCGTTGCCTTGCCCTTTGCCGCCAACGGTAGCAGGCCCAACCACCTCCCGCACCGCTCCCGCCTTAGCATCAATCGCTTTCGACACATCCAACGACTTCGGAAACCCCGACCCATACACCCAGGCAATCATGTCGCGGATTTCAAACCCGGCATCCTCAATGCGTACCGCCATGCGGTGCTGTGTGCGCGTTCCAGCGAAGGCTAACAAATGCCCGCCCGGTTTCAGTACCCGCAGGCATTCCGCCCAAATTTCAACGCTCGGCACGTCGTAATCCCATTTGCGGCCCATGAACGACAGGCCATAGGGCGGGTCTGTGACGACGGCATCGGCGCTGTTGTCTGGTAGCGTCTTCAGCACGGCCAGGCAATCGCCAAGATACAGCGTCACCCCATCACTAAGTTCGCGCTTCATACATCTGAAAATCAGGATTTAACCGCAGCGGAACGGCGACCATCGTTTGGCACGTCTTGCACTTCGCCTCGGCATTGCCATTGACGCAAATCAACCGCGCCAGGATGACAAAGCCCCCGGCTTTATTCGCCGTCATTATTGTCTTGTGGCATTTGGGGCATTTGATTTCCGCCATTGTCACCCTCTCCCAATTCGATGCGCAGTTGTGCTTCTTTTTTCGCTTGCCTTATGATCGCGTCGTAGTCGTTGCCCAAGTTTTCGGCCTCCATGCGCTCGGTGCTCGAATGGTTGGCGATGCGCTGTTTCGCTGCCGTTGCCGCTTTGCCTTCGTCGATATGACGCTGCGCCGGGGCAATCCATTGAACACGGCAATAGGCCATGCGCTTCGCCGGGTCGGCGTAATCCGGTAAGACAATCCGCCCGGCTGCGACGGCTTCATCGACGAAGTGGTTATAAACCGGCGTCGGCATCATCAGCTTGAACCAATGCCGCAGGAACATGTACAGCGCCCAGGCTTCATTCAACGCCGCCCTGGCCGCGCTGTAGCTGGATGAGAAATACAGCGTCAGCACTTCAGCAGGCAGGCCAAGGGACGCGCCTATTTCGTTAATCAGCAACGTGGCGAAGTCTTTGTGCGCTGGATTTGGTGCCGACAATGGCGGAAACTCGATTTCATCACCAGGGAGAAGCCCGGCGATAGTACCCGCGCCCAGCTTAAAGTCCGGGTTTTCTGAGTATGCCCGCATCCGCTGTTCCCATGCGGACTCTTCCGAATCGCCTTGGAATAACGGCACGTCAGGTTCCGGCGACTTCACAAACGCCGTGAATAGCGCCTGCGTTGACGCGCGGGTGAGTTCGTCCTTGTTCCACTTGGTCAGCTTGTGCAGGTGCTCGACGATGCCGGAAATAAACGGCACGCCACGCGCCTGTTCCGGGCGTAGCTCGGTGGGCGTGATGAGTTGCATAACCAGCTTGCGCCCGGTGACGCCGCCATAGATGGGAATGCGCTGCCACGTCAGGCTGCGCAAGGTCAAGCTGTTCGGGTGATGACTGGCAACATGTATTGCACGCATCACGCCTGAATCTGAGAACTCGACGCCGCCGACGATGTTGTCGGTGTCCGCGTTGAAATTCGGATTGCAAACGCGGTCGGCTTCAATCAGTTGATAGGTGTTGAGATAGGGACGATTTAACCGGCCAATGCGCAGCGGAATGGTGTTGATAAAGGCGTCGCCATTGGTCAGCATCGACTCGAAAGCGACGTATTGAAGCTGTGAGAAATTGAACCGGCGTTCGTAGTCGAAGTCGGTGGTTTCAGAATATAACCGCCACTCGTTTTCAAGCTGGTTATTATACTTTTCGGCCTGCTCTTCGGTAATGCCAAGCGCTTGCCAGTCTACAATCGGCTGCGCCCGCAGGCCAATCCCGACGGCGTTCAATGCCGGGCGTTGAATCGCCGCCTTTGCAAGCGGCTGGTTCATGCGGGCATCACGCGCCCGCGCAATCAGGTTTCCGCGCTGTGGCTCGATGTCGGCATTAGCCGAACGCGCAGAGGGCGTCCAGCTACGCAGGG